CCTTCATAAGAGCTCATATAATTCCCCCCCTATTCCTATGTCTAGTAATAAGATTTGGGCAGAGAAACTGCCGCGATTGGTGATGGATGTCAAGATGACACCAGCTGAGGTGAATTATGTGAAAAAATATTTTAATGTAGAGGAAGTGATTCCTGGTTTTAAGTCGCACGGTCATGCGATCGCACGCGCTGAACGTAGAGTCATGTTGCTGCGATTGAAAAAACAGATCGATGCGCGTACCAGGACCGCAGTAGTGTCGGTGAACTATACCAGAATGGAAGAGATTGGCTTTCCTATGACCCATGTGACTAATACTTTGATCACTGGGCAGGATATGGCTAAATTCGGAGCCAACAAGAAAGCGATTGCGCGATCACACATCAGCAATTGCACTTGTTCGTTCCAAGAGTTCATCGATGGATGTGATAGCTGTGAAAATCAACAATTTAACCAAATGGTGTTAGTAAATCAACACTATTATAATACCGGCGCTGAGATGCTTCTCATGATGCTAACAGGCAGAGCGTCGTGTATTTATATTGTTGGTATGGACTTCGCCAAAAAACAAGAAACCTTTTTCGGTGGCGAAGTATCATACGATGTTGATAGAAATGGAGTAGCCTATACTACTGTCCGTGAGCATAAGCACGATCCCACCAAGTATATCCACCCAGTGCCAAAGTGGATGCGTGATGGTTGTGTTGGTACCTACATGGGCAAATCGTATTCACTGCAGATACGGCGCTTATCCATCGATTCAGTTTGTACCCACGTGTGGCGTGTTGATGTTGTTCAATGTGCGAGTGCATTGGAACATCGACCGTTGAACATGCGTGAGTACTCTAATTCGATGAGGATGGCTGTGCAGGATTACGCAGTTAAATTAGGTAAAAAACCAATATTGTGCCAACAAAAAGATTGCACAGGCTACTATTTCCGGCGAAACTCCAGCGAACCACTACCATGCGTGAGATTTCACTGTAAAGACCTCGGGGTTGTATTTGAGGATGCCCAGGTTACGCGCTGTTACCACAGAGGATGTGAGTGCGGCGGCCAGCATAACTTGCTCGAAGTGTGCGGAAAATTGCGATATAAAGCGAAGGCAAACGCGTCCCCTTCGTTGTTCAAAAAGATGACAAACGCAATTACAGGTAAGCGTAAGCTACCAGAAATCGAGCAGCCGTTGTTGGACGAACGCGAAAAAAAAGAAAGCGCGGTACAACCGGACGTTACCGGTGCGGTTTACGGAAGTAACGCAACTGATCTTAGTTATGAGCCTGCGCGTTGGCAGCACCCTACTGTCCAGTCGGGCCATAACATCCCTAGTTTTTCTGGGGATGATCAGAAACACCTGGATGCCCCAGCTGTGGCTCTACAGCAAGGGATGATGCAACAATTGAGACCATTATCTGCTACGCCGCCGCCGCCCACGGCAGTGTTCCAGGGTCTCCACTCTATTTGGGCCAATGACCAAGCATTCGACCGTTTTTCGCTAGGATCGATGTCAGACTTGAGTTTCACCGAGTTGTTTGATCAAGGCATCGTTAACGCTCCCGAGTATCAACCTATACCAGAGCGTAGTGCGCATCCGAGTATTGGATCTGCGCATAGCCATAGTGGTCATGCTCGAGTGATTCGACAGCGAACGGCGTCGGTGGGTAACTCACGACCAACGAAACCACCACTTCACCGCTCTGCTCCTAACTTTGTTTTGCACAGTGAGCAGAAGCAAGAGCTGGAAGCGAAGGTTGAAGAAGAGCAAAAACAACCAGCTCAACAGCAAGCTGTACATAACCCGCAATTTGCGGATGAAGAAGACCAACCTCAACAACAGCGAGCTGTTAATGTCCAGCCTGAGCAAAAACAGAGAGATGATGATATGAATATGATATGCGATGCACTCAACCCACAAAATGCACACATTTTTCAGGGTGGAGCACGCGCTCATTCCCAACCAAACGTTGCTGTGGGAGTACAGCATGTTGCTGCAGTTGACCAGATTGTAGGTGATAATGATGACGAGGAAAAAGCCGATGTCATCCGATTAGTCAGTGGCAGCGATAACTCTCAAACGTTCGGGTTGGTTGATGATGAAACTGATGATGAGGAAGAGGTTAAACATGGGTTTGATCCTATACAGGCATTTATTAATGCTGAGCACCATGATTTAACCTATCCTATGGATGTTCGTCATATCTCTGGAGTTAGCTATTCTCTTGCCCCCGTTGTGCGTCGTTTGCATGATGGGCAGAGGAAGCTAAATGCTGTCGATTATCGTTTTTTGCGTAGAGTTAAAACTGAAGTTGTTGTATATATCGGTAGTTCACCAGGACAGCACTTAGAAAAATTAGTTGCGGAGTTTAGTAATATTCGGTTCGTGTTTTACGATCCCAGACCGCTCTCATTTGCGGCGCGAAATGTGCTGTATATTGATCGAGCGTACACTGATGAAGATGCTAAGTATTGGGCAAGATTCCCACATTCGCTGATAAGCGATATCCGCGACCTTTCGTACAATTCTGAGAATGCTGATGCTCACGATATTATTAAGCGCAATCAAAAAGCGCAACGAACATGGGTGTTGAAAGCGAAACCGAAAATGTTTATGCTTAAATTCCGCCCAGATTGTTCCGACGGTGATGAAATCGGTGATGAAATTTGGCCGCAAGTGTTTTCGAAGGAACATTCGCGTGAAACGCGCTTAGTCGGTTGTCTGCACAACCGTGAGTACGGTCGGATTCGATTTCATCCGATGGAGATCGTGGGGAAATTGCATTACTGGAATAATTACTACCGAGAAAAAGTTAATTTTGAGGAAAGATATGAGAAAATGTGCATCGGTGAGGGATGCACAAAACGAGCCAAGTTTTTGAATAAAGATGAGATCGATGTCTTGAATGGCGCTTCCTGCGAAGATTTTGAGCCACAGCGTGGGGGTGGAAGGTGGCCAAAATATGCTCGCGAGAAAGGGTCATTTGGGTCGGATTTGAGCGAAACGGATGAGTCAGACAGTGAAAGTGAAAGTGGGTCAGATGAGAGCAAGATCGATATTGTGGTTGAGGAACCAGCATATGCGTGTGCTGAGGATAATATCGAGCCTGGACCCGACCAAGAATTCATTTTTGTTGATATCCGTGGCTTAGACATGTACAAACATATTTCAGCGCTGCGCTCAGGCTTTGTTGCTAAAAATAAAAAGGTGCCGCAGTGGGTTATACATGATCTGAGGAGGCTCAAATTCGTTGGTGAGGCTGAGGATATTGATGGTGTCCCAGTGTGTAAGTACAAATTAGTGAAACCACATCACTCAGTGATGTATAGTGCTACACTCCATCAAAAAGGGGTACAGGTGTTGAATGCACGAGTTCTAACTGTACTCACAACGTCGGATACAAAACCAACGACGTTTGATACGTTTGCCTCAGCTGTTAAAATGTTTGTCACCGCTGATTTGAATGGTGATAAGAGCTGGATCCAAATCTTACTGGCTGATGAGGAAGTTTATGGGGCTATGTACTCAACCATGGAGAGGAATGGGCGGTTGTACATGTCTCATACGAAGGCGGAAACGATGGCAGTCATCAGTAAGATGGGATCGCTAACTAAAGCGCGGCAGAATCTCATACGTGTTATAAATATGGCTAAGCCAATGTATACTGAATTGGTTACTGCCTCACGCGTGTATTGCGTTATGTACAAACAAAATTACTGCAAGGATGAGGAAAATATTCTTGTGCTAACGCATAACGAAGAGATTCGAATTAGTGCCGCAGCACACACCAAAAGCATCGATCACACACCCAAAAATTTTTGCGCTATGCAGGAGGAGAAATTTGTGATGCATGTCGGGAAGTTTGAGGACTGCATCGCTTATGTTGATGTTGAAGCTTATATTGAGTTGCTTGAAGGTATAGTTAGTGGCGTTGAAGTCTATATCTACCGTAAGCAACCGATTAGTAAGTTCTGGACGTATGCTTTAGCATTTATAATCATGTGCTTGTTTATCGCAGCGTGTATTGTATTGTTTTTGATTGATGATGGCACTATCATGAAAATAGTTGCCACTATATTTGGGGTCATAGCATTATTGTTTTTTCTGTGGGGCGTCGTTGCGACAGTGTTTTGGTCCGTGCGTCGCAGCACTTATCGCGATCGCAACAAACTCGCCCAGTACTATGAAGACCCGGGCACGGTCGAGACTCTTATGCCTAAGAGTGCCAGGGGTGGACCCCGACGAATTCGAATACCGCGTAGGACGTTACCTAACAAAACCAGGGTGCGTCACCATCGGCGACGAGTACATGCAATACCCAGACTTAATAAGCGAAGTGGTAGGAGTGTTGCCAGCAGTGGACATGCTATTTAGTGTTCACCTCAACACCCTCAACAACATCCAAAACTCCACAGTGAGCAGGAATTTTCGCTCACTCATTGATCCTGATATATATTTTTCGGAGGCTTTCGCAGAAGATATGATGGTGCTGCACGCCACAGCATCAACTTTCCTGCGTGATTTGCCTACAGTTACCGATCATGGCGCAATTACTTTGGAGCAATGGGTTGCTACTCGGTCCACTTGGGGTAGTAACAAAAAGAGGAAAATATTGATGTGTGATATAAAGAAAGATATAAAAGGGTACGTGACTGAAACGTTTGTTAAAAACGAAGTCGTTTTCAAATCCCCGCTCAAGGCACCGCGGTTGATTCACAACCCCCGAACCGAAATAAAAGCTCGTTATGGACCAGTTGTGTTTCATTATACAAGTCGAATTAAGAAACACTTAACTGTTGAATCAGTATATAATGAGCATACAAAGCACATACATTTTGTGTGGACTTCGGGTATGAATCGGTGTCAAATTGGGCGTGAAATGGAAGCCGCGTATGACAGGATTAGATCTGCTGGGTATGAGGTCGAATTGGTGTGTGCTGATTACTCGAAATTTGAGGCCACACAGCACCCAGCTATCCTGTCCATTCTGCTGAAAATCATACGTAACACGAGTGCCGACACTACTCGTGAAATGATGCTGGAGCATGAACGCTTGATCATTGGACAGAAATCAGCTTATGCTCGCACAAAGTATGATTTAGCAACAGTAAAATATGTGTTTAATGGCACGCGAACTAGTGGTGATTTGACCACAACTGTTGGAAATACACTGCTCGCGATGTGCATTATGGAACATATTTATGTCGGCGAGAAAGACTTCGTTTATTTGTTCCAAGCTGGCGACGATGCGTTTATGCTGGGGCCGAAAGGCTTCGCTCGTGATATTGACTTGGATTTTATTAAGCGCATAGGCATGAAGTTGGACGTGTTACATGCCCCGAGTCCGCCACTTTGTGATTATAACTCCAGCTGCTTTATTCGTGCCAGAGTCGATGGAGTGTTGCAGTACATCCTTGCGCCAAAGATTGGACGCTTGCTTACCAAGTGCGGGATTGCTACTGTTAACACTGAGAATATGAATCATTCACAATTCGGCTCTTTCCGCTTTCAAAAAGCTCTTTCGATGGCCCAAGAGTCAATTCTGTGGCCAGGTGTGAGTAGATTTTATAAGCGTGTGGCGAATGAATTCCAACGTTACTCAACGGTCAAACTCTTCGATAAATACACTGACCTAGTGTTCGTTGGTGAAATTGAACCAACATTGGAAACCTACGAAGACTTAGCAGTGCGATATGGTATAGCACGCGAAGAAGTCGATGCTTTAAACAGCGCGTTTGATACATTTGAGCCTAACATTCTATCATTGAATGAAAACTCTGCGTTTGCAGGGGTTGCTCATATTGTTGCGCGTTGTGTAAAGGTTGATGTTGGTGAGTATTCGCTGGAGGAGATTGATAGTTTCGTACCTTATTTTAATCCTACTGTGGTTGCAAACTACTTGGCTATGGTGGAGCAGGACGCGTAGCTTCACAAATATAGCAACCACATTTGAATTTATTTATTTTTGTATTGTTTTTTGATATTTAAGTTATGTCATTAGCGCGACCGCCACGAAATAGGCGAAGGCGAGCGAACAGACGTAAGAAACTAGCGAAGGAAGTCAGAAAAGAAGTTAAGAAAGAAGTTAAAAAGGACGTTAAGAAAAATGTGCGGAGAGTTCGACAGCGTAGAGCTACGGGTATGCGTGGGCCTATTAGCTCTATGTCATTTATGCTTAAGTCTTATTGCGATGCGGTGGTTAATCCTTTTGGCAATGATGCATTAGGAGCCATGCTGCCAGATGGTTATCAACAGCATGCTACGCCTGCCACTGATCGAATAGAGACTGATATCTCTCCCGACTTCTTTAACTTCTTAACTTCTGAGACTGCTTGGCAAGATGCAGAGGGTTATCAATTAGTTGGAGCCGCTTTTTGGTTCATGCCAAGGTGTGCAGCGTCAGGGATGTTTACGAGTGAAACCGTATCATCTAACACGCGAAATACGTACCCATTTTATCCGTTGAACACTGGAGCCACCGCCATTGAAGCATCACCACCGATGAATGCATACAATCTTTGTATCACTGGTGTTTGGAATGTTGAAGATGGTGGTAAACCTGATCGCGATTGGGGTTTCTTTTATGGTGAAGATCTTGACCCCGATAATAAAGGTATATTTAATACGTATTACATGTTACCTTACGCGAAGTTTAGCTCTATAGTGTTGAATACGGCAAAATTACGAGTTGTAGGTGCTGGACTCAAGTTGTGGTCCGAAGAAGCGCCTATTAACACTGGTGGGTATGCCATGGGAGGTTGGCTTACTATAGACGACTTGTATGCTGGTTTGCACTGTGTTAGTGATGACGCAGCCTCACCGGCATTTTTCCACACCGTCCAGCCGTTGATTAAAGATTTGGTTCGTAATCCGGGATTGGATGGTGTTACTGTCCGGTATAATCCAATTCAAGATGCCAGACAATCGTCTTTGCAGTATGCCGAGATACCTGCTAGGCAGGTCACAGTGCAAAATATAGGTACAAACAAGAGCCCGTATATTTACACTGAAGACCCGTCGGTGTCATTTTCTGTATCTGACCTAGTAGCACCTGGATCGTCCATTCCTTTTGTGGTCTGGATGTTTAATGCTAGTTCAGTAAATGACACGTACACCCTGAAAGTGAGCTCGGTCGTGCATTCAGAAACTGTTCCTAATGGTATTAACCCATTTGGCACGACCCTTAAACGATTAGACCCCCACACTCCTTTCGCTAAAATGATGTTGGAAGACTTGGAAGTGTGGCCAGCTGCAACAAAAGGGCATACGTTTCGTTCTTTTATGTCCAAAGCCTCAAAGGTCTCATCTGATGCTTATCATATAGCGTCAGACATTGCTGGTATTATGTCTATCGCCAATAAAGTTTATGCGCCTATATGACACTTGCCTCGCTATTTGAGGGTTGATCCTCTCGTTTAGTGAGTAGTTCACAAAGTCCTCGTATCGCGTCCGCTGGAAACGGCGTGGATGTAGTGCGGGGCAAACGTGGTGTTGACATTGTCCTCAGTTTTCTGAGTGGATAGGTCTGAACCATGTTGTTTGAAATCACTGATCAGGAAGCGATTCACGACTGAAGTGTGAAGTTAGGGTTTGCCCGCTTCGCATTTCGTGTTGTTGTGATAGCGTAGGTCGGTGAAAAGTTGACTTTTGTTGTTGTTTTAGTGTTGTTGTTTTGTTTTACCCGTTGTAGGAATTTGAAAGATTCGTTAGCACCCCGGCCTCAGTGATCTAACCTCCAGTGAGTACCTTTGGAAAACTGTGTTAGTGAGAGGGTATCAAATCAGGTGGTGTTACCGTTACACACCCCAGAGGAGACCAGAGCCTCTGCGAAAAAACATCCAAAATAAAAATTGTGTGTGACCGTGACCTACACTTCAAAACTTATAAAAATTCAGCGCTGTGCGCGTAGGTTTAACTGTCTTTCTTTGAACTACGACGTTTGTCACTGGCTCGACCTCTTCCCGGAAACGGAAGCAAGCACAAAAATACGAGGTCAGGTGCAGTGTGATACCGCGTTAGCTGAGTGTTGGCTACGTGTGTGAGTGTGAAACTTGTGAACAGCTGAACCTTGTAGTAGGCTGTGAAGAGTGACGTGTTCTGGACCAACACGTCGTGAACTAGAACAAGAGTTGAACCAACCAAGAGGGAACACGTACGAGCGGGGCTCTACAAATAGCGTTGACTACGTGTTCAAAGAAGTGAACTAACCTCCC